GTAGTAGCACCATCATCAAATAGGTAATTGCCCGCTGTGTCATAAAAATAATTATGCTCACCATTCGGCATAAAGCCGTATCCAGAAATCTTTTTTGGGTCCAAGCTATAGTTGTCTGATTCTCGCCCACCCTCACGAGCACCTTGGGTAAATATAGGTCTAATTTCTTGACCGGCCATCGGACCATTTTTAGCGGTTATGGTCGTGTCTTTATACTTAGCAAAGTAATCGGCATCGGCCTTTTGTTGTGCGGCCATAGCCATTGCAGGACTGTAAGTCAGGACAGAAGGATCGCCTACGCCAGCTTGAGACATGTACCATCCCGGCCCAGTTTTATCTACAACGGGAGCTTCTTCTGGTCTATCAAATTCAGCCATTTTTATTTCCTTACTAGGGTTACGCAAGTAATCATACTTTTACCTTTAGTACATTACTGGCGGTTGTATCGTAGTAGACATCGCCTACTCGAAGGTTAGCTAAATCCGCCTGAGTTGGCAAGCTAGGAGTAGCTGTTCCGGGGACAGGGGGAGCGCTCAATGCCGCAATTATATTGGCTCCGATGCGCTGTGTGGAGATGTTAATTGGGCTGCTATTGTCCAATTGGTTGAAATACAACCGCAACAAGTTAAGTAGTTGGTTCTGATAATTAATGTCGTACTCCGCCGGTGCAGCGGGGAGACGGGGAGCTACTACGTTCTTTTGTGCCATATTAGCGTCTTCCGTCCTGACGAATATCAATCCGAGGGCTACCCATTTGCCACTGTGTTCCCAATGTAGATGAGGTAATTCTTATGGACATCTGGCGTCCACGGATACGGATATTGAGTTGCCCTGTAAAGGTGTCTAAGTCAATTGGGTATGTCTGCGTAGCTGTTACGGCTTGAGAGGCAGTAGAGCTTGTTCCGCCTACAGATTTAGGGTTGTTGTACCCAGAACCGGAGTTCTGTAGAGGCAGAAGCTGCATGGTTAGGCTAGGCGTAGTCCCATCTGTAGAGCCCCGGAACGTCAGATCAGGCAGCATGCGCCATACAAATGCCATATTGTTGCCGTCGTCAATATCAAACTGCGAGCTCGTGATACTAGACTCTATGGCTACAGGTGTTCCAGAAGTATTGTCGTCCACACCAGACTCATGGTTAACAATGTTGTATGAATAGGTAGCGGCCATAGGGTAATTACGCAAGCCAGAGTCAAGCCATGCTGTGCGCCCCATGGTTCCGTAGTACCAGACATTTTCCAAGTAGTTGTAAATTACGTACCGATCCACAGTAAAGCTATTTTCTGAGCAGTAGAACCACCAGACTTCATTAAACCCCTCGTTGGTACTAGCAAAGATTTGGTCAGCCTGCTGCAAATTAATGTCATTAAAAATGAACTGGCGCAGGTCACAGCTTAATGTTTGAACCCGTCCGTCGTATTTGTAGAACTTGTCCACGCCCATCCAGTATGTAATACCAGAGGCCAGCGCAGCGGCAGATGGACCCGCAATAGAAACATTGTCGGCGAGTAGCTGTGTACCCCATACGTAGGGAGGACCAAGGTACTGCAGGGAGTACAGGGTTGAGTCTGTCCAAACCACAATCTCTTGGCGGCTTTGCAGTGCTGTGATAATTCTGGAGCCATGAGATAGACGAACACTACCTGCTTGGTTTGTCACCGCAGGGGTCCATTCCGTGTAAGACTCTTGATCTGACCAGCGAATAACCATAGGGTCAAACGTAGTACTACCGTAGTCATTAGTACCAAATAAAAGTACAAATCGGCTTGCGTCAGAAATAATAAAGTAAGTCTGTGACAGCGGTACGCTTGATGCCCCATTTAATGCAGTAAGCGCAATGCCTCGTGGGGAGATAGAGTGCGTACCAGATTGAGTTCCAGTTGTGTCAATAAGCGCCCCTGTAGGGGTGGCAGATAAATTAAATGTAGTGGATGAAATGTACCGTGCGTAATACACCGTGCCAACAACAAGCCCCGTTGGGAGTGCTCCTGTAGTCTGGAATGTGATTGCAGTTTTATCAGCAATACTGACGGTGCTCGTAGCTACACCGGGATTCGCATTGGTAATAGAAACCCCTGAAGCGCTATAGCCTATATTTGCGTTCCATAAATATAAAGGCCCACTACGGGGACCATACAGCAAATCTTGCCCAAAGTTCTGTTGATTCCAGATACGCATTGCGTAGGTAGAGTTGGCGCTGGTTCCCCATACCCCAGAACCCCAAGTGCCAGAACCCCATCCGGTAGCGGGTACTGCATAGGCTGGCCCAGTATTAACTTGGTATACAGCGTAGACTGTACCGCCGCCTGTAGTTGACGATGTTGCAGCAGTAGCGGATGTGATGGTGTACGTATTTGCCGTTGAGGTAACAATCTGGTATTCACCAAGGATGGTAATACCACCTACAGCCACTCCCCCGTAAAAGGTAACGTAATCTCCTGCAATATAACCACCTGCAGCATCTGACACCGTAACGGTAGTTGTGCTATTGGTTGTAAACGGGTTAGTCAGCGTAACTTCTGCGCGGATAGGCGTAACGTCGTTGTATGCCCCGCCGTTCTCAATGTAAAACTTTACGTTTGTACCCACACCCAATAGATTCTGAGCACCCAGCGTAATCCAGTTCCACAGCGATCGGCATACACCTACAAAAGTATTGGCCGAGATACGTGCCCAGCCCCCAAGCTTCTCAGGAGTTCCTTGACGGAAACGAACTTTGTCCGATTCATAGTAACCACCCTCGTTGGTATAACGAGTGTTCTCGCGGTTAACACCGGGCTTGAGGGTGATCTTCTTTAAGGGCATAGCTCATTTTCCCATGAATCAGGCAAAAGGTCGAGTACCAGCCTTGTCAATGATAAGCGCATTGCCACGGGGCTCTGCATCTTCAGTATTTGGGATGCTGATATGAGTCCAACGGTCAAACTCGCGGATGATCTGGTCATAGGGTAAACCCGCAGCAATAACTGAACGGACTACCTCGTCAGGGGTCATGCCGGGAACTCGGATGTCAGCAGCGCAGCCGTGACGATGTTGGCTGGAGTCTTTGCTTCCAACTGCGTCATTGACCTGTTTACACCGGAAGGCAGAATTAACCATGATTGGCTTGCCGCCCACGGTTTCCTTAACCTGCTCCAGCAGTTGTGCTAGTCGTTGCAAGTTGCTAATTTCCACTTGTGTCGGGCTGTTGTCGAACTCCCTGTGGTCGGTTACGGTAAGTTCGTCGAGGGTGAAGTGTTTACTTAGGTAGCTCATTTAATCCTCACTTGGTTGTAGGAGTCGATACAGGAGTTGAGTTTGCGGATGGCTTCGTCTCCGTCTGCGGCGATGGAGATAAGAGTGTTAGCAGCCGTTGGGTCAAGTTCGGCTCTTGCTTGCTGATTTCCACTGGCAGGGGCGGTATCACTGGGGGTGTGTACACTGGCCTGCGTAGCGATTGACAACCTGACAGCGCCAGAGGCAACATCATTACGCAGAGTAGTAATTTGAGATTTTGCAGCATCATTTTCCTTCTTGAGTTTTGTGGCGGTTTCATTGAGTTTTGTGGTCATTACCTGCTCAACCTGCCGGGCTTTGGCGTTGGCTTCTGCAATGGCTATGGCCTGCTCTGCCTCGGATTGAGCGTACCCTTTATGGTGGCCAACTGCAAACGATATGCCAACAGCCAGTAAAAAGGCTAACCAGATTTTGGGATCAAGCAGGCTTAACATCGTTGGCTTTCATAATTGCATCAGTCTTGTCTTTGCTGGATTTTGAAGACCCGTAGAAGAAACTGATAATTGTTGCTACAGCAGTACCTAGTAAAAAGCCAAGGATGATGTTGGCAAAGTCCCGTGCGCCTTGCGGCATAGGTATAAAGGTCACGCAAAAGAAATACAGGACGGATGTAATTGACCAAAACCAAGCAAATAGGTAGATGAAGTCCTTAGCCATTCTGCTGTTTGGGTCTACGGCGGTAACATCAAACATGATTTATTCCTTTCCGGTTAAAGTTTTTAGCTTGGAGTTCACTGGAACTTTTTCTTCCAAGATTGCAATGTGCATACGGTTTTCTGCAATCTGGTCACGATTGCGTTGGATTTCTTTTTCCAAATCCTGCCGTAGTTTTTCACGGGCTAACTCAGCCCCTGAATTTGGTGCTTGCCTGTTGTCGGATGTTACGACAAGGCTTATTTTGCTGTTGAGTATGGTGACTTCATGAGACAAATTGGACAGCGCAGACATAAGGTACACCACGCAACTAAAAAGCAGCGGCAGTAGCGCAAAGGTTATTTTCTCAATAAATTGGCTCTTAGCTTCCATGTTCTGCATTTTTTCTTCGCTCATAGCTTACCTTTCAAAGCAATTACACCCCAAGCTACCAAGAAAAATATGGCAGCAGCCACTAGCACACAAAGCCCCATTGTGATGGCTTCGTCAATCTCAGCCTTGCGGTTCTTAGCCGCCTTAGCATCCAATATCTCTTGCGCTTTTCTGCGCTGCACTATGCTGTTTCGCTCAAGGAGAATCTGACTCCAAAGCTGGCTGTGGCCTTGGTTAATAAAATGCCACTTTAACTCCTCTTCAGCCCTGTTAAGCTCATGCAACTGCATGACGGTACTCATCGCTTGGCTGGTGTCGGAACTGTACTTTTTCTTTGGGTCTTTAACTGCTTCCTTGGCTACCTTATCTTTTGCGTCAAAAAACTTCATCACGTCATGCGTGATGCCTTGGACATCCTTGCCCATTTTTATAGCAGCTTGGATGCCTTTTATAGCACCCTGCGCTAGGGCGAATGCGCTAATTGGGTCGATCATTCTTGACCTCCAGCACCCACCGGCACACCCTCCCGTCTTTGTCTAAAAACTCATTTGCTCCATACTTCTCGCTCGGCAGCACGACACGACACACCAACACAAGTTTTGTCTCGGTGTTGGGCCATGGTACTTGAGCAGAAGCAAGCGCATCAATCATTACAGCCTATATTCTTTTGAACACATATCTTTAAATGACCCAGCTTTAGGCCTTGCAGCCCGGACATTGTAGTCAATCTCGGTAAATTTATCACTTATTTTTGTTCTTGCAAGGGACAGCATTTCTACAAAAACTCCCTTCGCGTAGGTTATTTCTGGGGAATGAATCCATTGGTGATTAGGGCCATTAGTTCCCACCATATTTTTTCCAGCATGGAATAAGCTGCGGACACTTAAAACGTGAGCAGGAAATAATTGTTCTATAGCTATATCTTGCCCATGGGGTTTTTCTGGGTTTGCCATCCAAGCCTGTTTTGTTAGCTGTGCCTGTTTTATTGCCAACTTAGGCAGATCGGGTGTCCAGTAAAAAAATTCCTGATGCTGATGTTTTTCTATCTTCTCAGATGTTTCGTTTGCTTCTGCGGCTTCAAATACAAAAGTATTTACATAGTCCTTGAATGAAAAGCTATAGCCATCGTAAGTTTTTGTCAGTACTGGCCTATCTACGCCTTGTATATGGGCTACGTTTTTACCAGCATCGTATAGGCTTCTCCACTCTAGGTCAGTGACCGCCATAGCCACCCTAGCTAAAGCTGTAGGTGTCAACCAGTTAAGTTTATGGAATTGCGTAGCGTAGGTATTATTTTTAAGCAAAGCGTCGAGCGCATCTTCAAAGTAAATTGTCCGAACTTTTATGCCTTTTCCATCCGCGTACTTTTGCAGGTGGGGTGTTGCCGCAAAATCTAATTCGGAATACAAGTTGCCACCCGGAGTAGCATTGTTTGGGTCATAAGCGTAGTAACGAGGTTTAAACATTACCACTTCGTCCAATTTGATATCGTTGTCTATAAACGCATGTAGGACATTAGTGCTGTCTAAACCCCCGCTAAAGAACAAAGATACATAGTCATACTTGTCTCTAAGCTGTTGTGCGCGTCGCTTGTAAAGTTCGTCTATTTTTTCGGGTACTGGCACCGTCCAATCAAAGCAGGAAAATACAGCGTCATTAAAGTCCCATGTTACAGATTGGTTTGTTTTGGTGGCTAAGGTAAGCGCGTCATACTTGTTTATGAAACGTAAGTCCCCAACACAGTACTCACCAAGTCTTGTGGGCATATCATTGTTTCATGTACTGCAATCGAAAGTCCTGTAGCACTACTTCTGCGTCTTTTGCTGTCATGTAGCTTGGCTTGTACCCGTTTAAACGTATGACTTCCTGTACGCCATCTATAGACTGCACCCGCTTAATACGGGCTTCAAACTCTTTTATGTCGGCAGCATGGTTCTTTGCAGATACAGAAAT